GCCATATTTCCTCATCTGTTAGTGTCTTTGCTGTCTGTGTAATAACAGGGTCATAAGCAATGGCACCGCATCTTGCACATACTTTTCCGTCGCCTTTCAACGCCTCTATTTCAGCTTGTTGCTCTACTACTTTTGCATAAAGTTTGTCGTGATTAACAAGTAAAGAATAGTATTCAGCTTGTTGATGGCGTAGCATGGTGGCTGCTTGTTCTCTTGTGCCGCCTTCCCAATGACCTTGCTCTAATTTATCAGCTAATTCATTTGCGTTCATTTCTTTTGCACCGCCAGTTGATAGTTGGAAAGCACTAAATCATAGTGACCCTCAAAGCCCGCTAAGAAACCATTGATTCCATCTCCAGTCGCTTCGTGCGGATATTCGTAGTCATCAAACAACATAACTCCGCCTTTTCTCAAGAGTCCCCAAGCCATACAAGCATCCGTAAGAGCAACTTCTGGTGCATGACTGCCGTCCACATAGATAAAGTCAAAAGTGTATTTGAACCCAATCATCTGTGCTAAGGCTTTGTAAGATGTATCTTTAAACAAGGAGACCTTTTGCTCTAACTTTTTAATCTCGTTTGTATTGCTCCAAAACCGAGACTCCACAGCAGGAAAGTCAATACCGCCGTGCTCTACGCTTCCGCTAAATGGATCTATACAAACAATCGTGCCTTTATTTGATAATCCGTTTTCCAAAAGCCAACATGTAGATTTGCCCTCAAATGCGCCGATCTCAAGAAATAATCTATTGTCGGGCAACTTGGACATGCACAATTCAAAGTTCGGAATGTTGTGGCTAAACCAGTCTTGAGTGAAGTTCATTGCTCATCCTCCAAATCCCAACCCATAATTGCTGCTCTACGAGCTTTTACTTCTGCAGATGCATAGTCGTTTAATTCAAAACAACGCTCGTAAGTATCGATTGCCCAGTAAGAAACCATCTTGGCTTTGTTAATAATTCCCAATAGATTGTTTGCCACTTCATCCTCAGTCATGGGTTCTTTGCGATCTCCATGGGTAATGTATAAAAGCTCAAGATCATCAATTACGCTATTAAACTTTTCAATAGAATCTTCAAGTTTATACATTAAATCTCTATCAACTTTTTTATTTTTCATTTCCTTCATTCCCTCTTTAAGCATAGCAATTACGCCATATTGAACAATAACTTTTAAACCATCTTCATCGTAATCAACTACTGCATCAGCTGATCCGTCCTCATTCTCCCTTGTTACCTTTAGCTGGATCTTCATTTTCCTCTTTCAATTTAACGATAAGCTCCAATAACAATTGTGCGTCATCTTGCTCAAAAATTTTGTTAAAAATGCCTCTGCATGGATCCCGCAAAGCATCTGGGTAAAAGTAATTATCGGATACAAAATTAGAGAACGGACGGCAAGCAAGCTCATTTACTCGGCAGTTTTCTACATGTTCACAATCGTCGCAGGGACATACGTTTTTAATAACTGGTCTAGGATTTTCTGTCAATTTTCTCTTCCGAAAGGTTTTCCTCTGTATAATCCTAGGGATTATTTAAGTCATAGTAATGACAATCTTAAAGGTTTAATATAGGTGATTACCCTTAGTCTTCCTTACCCGCCCTCTGTAAATGCAATGTATAGATCCTCAAACAATAGAATCTATATCTCCAAGCGGGGAATGGATTTTAAAACTGCTGTATCTCAAGCCTGCCAGGGGATTGCAGGGTTTGGGGATCAGCCAGTCGAAGTGTCAATTATCCTACATCCTAGAGATAAGCGTCTGATGGATATTGATAACTGCGCTAAAGGCATCTGCGATTCCATGCAAGGTTTTATCTATGACAATGACCAACAGGTTTGGAAAATTACCATAGAGCGGGGCGCCAAAATTAAGGGTGGTGGATGCGAAGTTACAATTAAACCATATCAGGGTTAACCCTAATGCATCTATAACAAGTTAGTGATAGAATTCCGTATCACTGTGAGGGTGGTTCTTGGGGAGCGTGAGTTTACCGCTCCCATTTTTTCAGGGTAATCCCTAACAAACCATTTTAAAAATCTTGTGATACACTGATTTCATTGATCGAACTTTACCTCATCTAGCGATGGGGTTTTTCTTTCAGTGGTTTCAACTGGACGGCTAATACCACCAGCGGTTGAAATACAAGCGGACTGGGGGTTAGTAACTGTAATACCGCACAAAAGGATGGCGAAGTCAGAGTCCTTGTTACAAACGTCTGACGGGTGCTGTGGCTCCAATACGGGTAGCAGCTGAAGGCGCATCTAGGTAGGCTAGGTGCGTCCACCAAATGGGTAACTGTTCTACTTAAGTATTCTGCTTAAGTATACAAACTATAGGAGAGAGCATGACAGACGGCGGCAAGGGCGATAGACAACGGCCACTCGGCGTTCCAATGGACAAATTTGATGAGGCTTGGGACAGAATCTTTAACGAGAAAAAAGAAAAAGATACCAAATTAGAAATCAATGCAGAAAATGATGAGCAGTCAGTTACGCTCACCAAAGAATGGCACTTTAACGAATGCGGAAAATGATGGATTTACGAGAAGAAATAAAAAAGCAAGTAGGGAAAATACCTAGTAGAGTTTTGCAAGGATCCGTCCAAGAAGTGGTAAGATGGAAGGAACGGGCAAATGAAGCATTACGTTTAGCAAGCAATAAAAACACGTCTGATTATGATTTACAGATAGCACTTGACAGGATTAGATAAATTGAAACTCACAGAAATTACAATAGATAGCTCATTACAGGTAAGAGAATCACTAAACCAAGAAGTCATCAACGAATACTCAGAAGCAATTAAAGAAGGTGCAAAGTTCCCAGCCATTAAGGTATTTCGGGTTGGGTCTCGCTATGTTTTAGTTGATGGATTTCACCGTTACTTCGGTCATAAAAAGGCTGGCTTTGCTGATATTGAAGTAGAGATCATTGATGGCACAATGCGTGAAGCCACGCTATATGCGATCGGCTCAAACCCAGATCACGGCTTACGCTTAACTAATGCAGACAAACGCAAGAAAATTATGATGCTCCTCGATGATGTCGAGTGGGCAGAAATGAGCAATGCGGAGATGGCTAGAGCAGCCAAAGTATCAGCGATGACAGTTTCTAGAATCCGTGAGCAATTGGGTCTCAAACCAGCAGTAGTAACAGCGACTCGCAACGGCAAAGAATTTAAAGTAAACACGGAAAACATTGGTAAGAAAAATGAACCGCAAGAAGAGACTTATGAAGATGAGATCGCCAATGAGGTGGCAGCAATCGTCGAGGAAAACGAAGCGCTCACAATGCGCTTGGCTGTCGCTGCGATGGAAGCTACGGACGAGGAAAAAAGGCTGGCTCAAGATCAGCTTATGGAGAAGTCTGCTACCATCAAAAATCTTGAGATCGAGAATCGTGCTTTAAAGACCAGTCGTGATACTTTTCAGAATCAATGTGCTGAACTCAAGACACAAGTAAAGTATTGGCAACGTCGTGCTGAGAAAGCAGAGAAGCGAATTGCAGAATTAGAGAATCAGTTAGAAGGCTTAAAGAATCTAGCTGGCATGTAAAGACTACGGGGGAAAGTGCACAGTCGGCTCGGCGACTTTAAATAGCCTGTATGCTTTATAAATTAAGGATTAATGTTTCACATAACCGCATAAGTACCCCACCATTAACGTAGCTAGGCGTATCCTAGCAGAAAGAATTAGATGCTTGAATTGAGACCTCACCAGGCAGAAGTAATCAATGCGTTAAACGAAGGATTTAAAGAACATAGAAGACAAATACTTTGTGCAGTAACCGGATTCGGCAAGACAGAATGTGCGATGGCAATCATGCAAGATGCTGTGGCACATGGTAAACGGGTAGCGATGGTATTGGATCGGATTGTTTTAGTAGATCAAACCAGTATCAGGTTATCTAAATACGAAATCCCTCACGGCGTATTACAGGCTACTCACTGGAGATACCGTCCAGAAGAGCCAATTCAAATCTGCTCCGTTCAGACTCTCGCCCGTCGTAAAGTTCCTTTAAAGGTTGATCTATTGATCGTGGACGAAGCCCATGTGATGTATAAGTCTACTGTGGACTTTATTAGGGAAAACCCTCATATGCAGGTCATTGGACTGACTGCTACTCCGTTCACAAAAGGTTTAGCGGATATCTATTCCAATGTGATTGGTGCTCAGCCAATGACTAACCTAGTGGAAGATGGCTGGGTAGTGCCAATGAAGGTTTATATCGCCAAAGAGATTGATATGGCGGGCGCCAAAAAGAATTCATTTGGTGAGTGGGATGCCAAAGAAGCTACCGAGCGTGGATTACAAATTGTTGGCGACGTGGTGGCAGAGTGGCAAAAGAAAACCATGGAGATCTACGGTGAGCCACGCAAGACGATCGTCTTCTGTGCTGGCGTAGAGCACGGCAGAGAATTGGTTAATCAATTCAAACAAGCAGGATTTAACTTTGTATCCATTTCGTATAAGGAAGATGATGATTTCAAACAACGCACTATCGAAGAGTTTAAAAGACCCGATACCCATATCCACGGGCTTATCGCTACTGATATTCTTACTCGGGGCTTTGACGTTAGCGATGTTCACATTGGGATATCTGCTCGCCCTTTTAGTAAGTCATTCAGTAGTCACGTTCAGCAGATAGGACGGGTGCTACGCCCACACGAGGGTAAAGAGTTTGGAGTCTGGCTGGATCACTCGGGTAATTACCTACGCTTTCGCAAGGATTGGGATGATCTATACCACGATGGTGTAACAGAACTCAAGGCTGGTGGATCTGAGACTGTCAAGCGTGAGCCTACTGAGCGGGAAAAGAAGCAGGCAAAGTGTCCCGCTTGTGCCGCATTGTGGACTTCTAAAGATAATACTTGCTCCTCCTGTGGGCACGTCAGGCAGTCCATGTCAGACATTATAAACATAGCGGGCACTTTAGAGGAACTAGAAGAAGCCAATCGGAAACTAAATATTTCCAATAAAGACTTTTACGCAGAGCTAATCTATTTCGGGCGTGAAAAGGGATTTAAGGATGGATGGGCATTCTACAAATACAAAGAGAAGTTTGGGGTAAACCCTGATGGGTTACATGTAACACCTAAACCACCATCACCGCAGACTTTAAGATGGATTAAGAGCAGAACCATAGCGTATTACAAGGCAAAAGAAGCACAACAACAAAGGATGGCAGCATGAGAATGAAAAGAAATGAAGAGTTTGATATGACCCATCAAGAGGTCGCTGATGTAATGTCAGTTGCCCGTCAGACTGTAAACCATATAGAGAAGCGTGCTTTAGAAAAGTTCAAAGAAGAACTAAAGAAGCGTGGCATTGAATCGTTTGATATTTTGCCAGACTAAGGACAATCATGAGTTTTGTAGAGTTTGCCGAGCAACACGGCTTAATTATTGATTCCCTTTATCACGATCGCTGGGTAAGAGTCCCGACTAAAGACCATCCGCATAAAAAGAATGGCTCATACATTTGGGATGGTAGGCGTGGTGCGGTTCAGAATTGGGCAGTCCATGATAAGCCCGTAGTCTTTACCGATACGAATGTAGCCTATATGCCTGACCCGCAATGGCGTGCTAAAAAGGAAAAGTCTGAGCGTGAGCGTAAGCTAAGACAGAATCGTGCCATTAAAAAGGCTAAGTTCATTTTAGATAATGCTATTAAAGCACCGCACCCATATATGGAGTCTAAGGGTTTTCCCGTAGATAAGCATTGGGTTTGGAATGATCTGTTAGTAATCCCAATGAGGATCAATCAAGCCTTAGTCGGATGCCAGCTTATCGACAAGGACGGCAATAAGAAATTCCTTTACGGACAGATTACAAAGGGCGCAGAAGCGATTATTGACAATAAAGGTATGCATATACTATGTGAGGGCTATGCGACCGCTATGAGCCTTCGTAGAGTATTTAGAAGCGTGGGTCTCAAATACACAATTCATGTCTGCTTCTCTGCTGGAAACATTGTAGAAATAGCCTCATACTACGACCAATGTCTGATTGTTGCCGATAATGATAGCGTGGGTCTCAATACCGCAAAAAAAACGGGCAAACCCTTTTGGAGTTCACCCGTTGATGGGGAAGACTTTAACGACTTCGAGAAAAGACTTGGCACGGAATTAGCGGGCAAAGAATTTATTGAAGCAGTAAAGATGGTGGCATAGCAGAAAATTCGTTATGAGCATTAAAGACTGTGTAATCAAGGTCTTGCATATTCGTAGCGATTGCTATGCCAATCTGTTTTGATCTGTCAGGTTTGCCGATAATTTCCATGCTTACTTCGACAGTTCCGTCAGGCTTGTCTTTCAGATAAATAATCGTTGCGTCCATATATAAGCCTTAAAGTAGCTTCCTGCTCGATAAAATATTCAGGAAATGCGTTCACTAGCTTTCTCAAGTTTTCTTGATCTGCTAGCAAAGCACATTTCCCCAATGATACAGCAAAGCCACCTTTATTAGAAAGCCTATCTACCGCTTGGATTAGTGCGGTTTTATCGGTTAAAACTCTCAAAATCCATCATCCTCGGCGTCTTCTGAATCCTCGCAAGATTCGCAATCCATGACTTCTAAATCGTCTAATTGGTGCATATTAGCCAATTCGTCATGGGCTACATCAACGGCTTCATCTTCATCTGGTGCAGTTACATAAAATACTTGTGTGCCAGAATAGTGTAAAACTACTTCGTATGTCTTCATGTTTATCCTTTCATGGTTTCTAAAGCGGGAATTACATAACCCTTAAATGGAATACTGTTCATAGGTTCGTTATAAAAAACACGATCCCGTAACTCATAATCCTTTAAAAATGCGTTAGGGTTCTCCATTTTCAACTGTTCTACCAAATTGTCTAGCGGTTCATTTGACAGTCCCATGTCAGGGTGTTTTGGTTTGCGTCCTACTGATTTCAATAAATCCTGTTGCTGCTTAGTTAATTTAATCATGCTTTTCTCCTAATAGTTCAAGTTCATAAGGTCTATACTCTAAAATGCTTTCTGGATATTCCCATTCAGAATCATCATCAATAATTGATACTGAATACCCATCCGTTCTTTCTATAACTCCCGTTATATCTTGGTCTTTTACTTTTACACGATCTCCTATATTCATGCTTCATCTCCTTCAACATCATTCCAGCATAAATCCTCATCTAGCATGGAATCTTCAATAAAATAATGTTTTCCCGTCTTTATATGGAATAGGTTCCCTTCGGAAAAAGCATCCCGTAGATTCTGATACTCACCTAAAAAAGCGTTGTTTTCGGTGTTAAATAGCTTCCATCTAAGCATTTTCTTCCTCCTCTTCGTTGTCATCTTCCCACTCTGCCATGCCTTCAGAAATACAATGTTCTTCATCAATATTGCGGGGAATATTGTTTTTAACCCATTCGGAATTTCCTAGTATTTCATAACAATAATCTTGTCCATCTACAAACTCCCCACAAAAACCGCACCCGCCTTCGTGATAAGTTGCCGAGACTTCAAAACCCATATCTACAAGCGTTGCGTATGCCTCAGTAGGAGGAGACCAAGCGGAGCAAAAATATACTACCAATGCTCCATCTTTTCTAAGTTTTTCTACCCTTGCACCATCTGATCCAGCACCAATGTCCCACTTTGTTCCCCAATTTTGAACTCGCCAATCCCACCATGCTTGCTTAGGATCAACATACTCGGATTCAGGTTCACCGGTAGAATAATTCATAGGGAATGTATGTTTTACTTTTACCTTTGTATAGTCCGGTTCAGGCACTAGGGTAGATAAAAATTTATCCTCATTCCAAGCCTGTAATGCTTTTTCCATCATAGCGTGGTCTTTATGGGTTAAAACTAAGTTGTTATTGCACCAATTAGGCATTTTCGTTCTCCTCTTTGAAATAAATTTGTTTAGTATTGGGTGTCCAGCTTTTATCAGCCCAAACTTTTCCGTTGTAAGACATATAACCTACTTCTTTACCATTAAAATAAACTGCTGGATTCATCCAATTTCCACCACCAATATCATTTTCGTATTGCCAATTCCTTACTCTTTTAAGTAATAAATCAAAATTGTGGGCGGTAATTTTGACAATATCTACTCCATAAGGCGGTTGATTAGGGTCTTGTCCGTAATCCGGATTACCACAAACTTGCGGGGTAAGTTCAAATAATTTCTTAGGCATTTTGAACCTCCTCAATATTTGTAATTTCAGAATCAATCAATGAAATATTAAAATTTTCATAAAACGATTCTTTTAGCCTTAAAACATAATCTTCTGGTGAATCAGCCTCATGCCAATTACCTTCAAATCTAAGTATTACTGTGCTGGTGTATTCTTTGTAATCAGACATTTTCTTCCTCCAATTTAACTATCTCAGCACAATTTGGCTCAGATAAATCTCCACGATCAAATAAATCCCATGCTAAATCTTCAGCGTCTTGATATCCTTCGGCTTCGACTGTATAAATAGCATGAGTAGAAATTACTACTTCAAATTTAGGCATTTTGAACCTCCTCTTCTCCGTTAAACTCAGAATAAACTTCAATATCAGCAAAATTCCATGACAAATCGTTTTCGTCCATCATAGTTTCTAGCTGTTCATCTGCTTCTTCCCTACTATTTGCTTCTATTCCAACGATCAAAGTTTCTTTTTGTATAACAAAATATTCATAACGCTTCATTTTGGCTCTCTCCTCTGTTAATAAGCCTGACTCTCAATTAAAAAATAGCCTTCTACTGCAAACAATAGCTTCATACTGCAAACAAAAACATAGGGACAAACCCTACTCCAAAGTGCCTAAAAAATAGGCACTTCAGGGTATAGTCTTAATCCATCCAGCCATCGTTATATGTTGCCTTGATTCCCTTAGATTCTAGGTAGTTCAATGCGTTGTCCTTTGATCGCTGGGCTGATACATTACCCTGAACCCAATCGCACCTAGTGATGGTCAATGGTTCGGGTTTGCGTTTACCCTTCCCGACATACCAAACTTGTAAGCCCTTGCCACCTGTGCAAGTGCCTTCATCCTTTGACCCTTGATATTGCCATTGTTCAAACCAAATCCCGCCGGCAATCTGTCCATGAGTTTTTAGGCTCTCGAGTTCTGTCGGCGTATATGCCTCTATTGTTCCGTTCCATGTTTTGCAAGTTTTCATAATTCGCCTCTGATCTGTTTAAGTTCGTTTTCTAAGCGTTCAATCGCTCCCTTGACCCGTTCCCGTTGTTTTGGGTCGGTGGTTTTGTTAAATACATACCTCTGCCATTCTAGGCTTGTGATAATTACCTTTTCTCTATCGGTCATACATTCCCCCATTTAATGATTGCCATATAAACGATATAAATCGCATATAAGCCCGCCAATACCACTAGGATATTAAGCATTATTTCCTTAAATTCCTTCATAGTCCGATTCCATATTCAATCATATAAGCGTTTAAAGCATCTTCCGCCTCTTTTTCAGAATCAAACCATTCATTTTTAAAAACTTCGTTTTCTTTGTGATCGTATATATACCAAGTGTTTAACTCTGTTTCTTCTCGGTCTTGTTCTTGGCATATTTCCAAATTATAAATACAGTCAATAGATTTCATTTTCCCTCCCTGTATATCTTCATTAAAAGGTCGAGTTGTTCCCCGTCAATAATCCCTCTAGCGAAGGCAATCGCAAGGGCATAGTGCATTTTTTGGTATTTGGTCATGATTCATAATCCGCAAGTGTTTTAAGTGCATAATCTCGGACAGAATAACCCATCACTTTTGGGTCATTCGTGCTAAGGGCTAAACGCTCCATATATAACAGGGCAGAATCGCTATCGGTAAATTGTGCGATTACCTCGCTATCTTCGGTTGTGTTTTTATATACATAAAACATATTAAGACTCCTCTGTGAGTTGTGATAATGCCTCTCTAGCGTCCTCTGCCTTGATCTCTGCCCGCTTAACTATGCTGGTCAATGCCTTTTTATAGTGCTCTGACTCGCTAAAAGTATCTAAAAATTGATACATGGCTTTTCGTGCCTTCTCGCTGGTAGAAAATGCCTCGTCAAGCGGTGGTCTAGCGACTGATTCCCCGAAAATATCAAAAATGGCATACCGGAAACCCCGCTTGGTTTTATTAAAGTCTAAATATGACGATTCAATGATATAAAACAGAAGTCCGCTTGATGTTTCGTGAGCACTACTCACTCGAGAACCAAAAAAACGGAGCGTTGATTCATCCGCAAAATGGTTGATGCCCCTCAAATTCTCTTGAGCGTTTACTTTTGGGATGCCGGATTCATGCCTAAAAAGACGGGCTATACCGGATTGTTGAATGATTGATGCTATTTGGTTGTTTTCCATTGTCTATCCTCTGTAAGTTTGGTTTGACTAAGACCCTTTACAGGGTTTCGGCTAATAAAGCCTCATCAGTTAGTCTCTAGCTCTTTTACTGCTAATTTCAGGGCAGTATCTATATGACTATCGTCTAGGTATGAATATAAATGCCCGCAAATAAAACTATTTAATCCAGCCTTGTAAGATAAATCCCAGCGTAGTCTTTTTTCTAAGTCTTTTACTTTTGGGTCTTTTGCTAAGATAGTCCGCATAGCTGGAATACTGCAAGCTAGTGGAGCAATACCGTTAAGAATTGTTGCGTAGTGTTCTTGTGTCATCTTCATGTTATCTAGCCTTTATAAAGTTAATGGTTTGATTTACTACGGAATCAGTATTACACAGGTTTTAGGGCAAAAACTTGATCTAGGTCAAGAAAATGAAAAATAATTTCCCACAATATGAGAAAGTTTCTATTGCGGGGGAAGATAAAAGCCCGCAATATTCCCCGTCTTGGATAGTTTGTCATTTGCTCTACTAGGGAATGAGATAAGAGATAACACTGTATAAGTAAACAGTCCTGTGCATATATACAGTAGTTGTGATACTATCCTTATATCGTTATACCAATGTTCCGATTATGTTCCTATTATTGGCTAGATTATGAGATTGCAGAAACTAACGAAGAAACAGATCAAGGAAGCATTAGATCAAACACCCATGTATGAATTGCTTAATGTAGAGAAAAGCAAGCTGACTACTAAGCAGATTAAGTTCTGTGAGGAATTAGCAAGGGGAGAAACAAAGGCTGGAGCATATAAAAAGGCATACAACAGTAAGGGAACATCGAAGACAATGGCAAACAATGGGCATAGATTGGCAAAGCGTGACGATATCCAAGCGATAACAGAGGCTATAAAACAGGGGATTGAGTTTCAGAAGTTGTATACAGCTGGACAAATAAGGGCTCTAGTTGTTCAAAGACTAACGCAAGAGGCAATTAGTGAGGACTCAAACCCTTCTGTAAGGGTAAATGCTCTCAAAGCCCTAGGCACAATAGCGGGAGTAGATGCCTTCGTGCATAGATCAGAGACTAAAGTAATCAAGGACTCGGATAAGGCTAGAGACGAACTGATTGCCATGCTAAAGCAATCCATAGGAGACAATGCTAAGGTAATCAATGCTGATGATTCTGATGTTATGCAGTTGCTTGCCGAGATCAGCCCTACCCCTTCCGAGATTCCCGACACACAGATCAGCGACCCCCACCAGCCCGATTCTGAAACAGGAGTCCCACCATCTAAATTACATAGTATTCCAGACAAGGGAAGTGAGTCTGAAAGTAGCTCTGAAACTAATTCTGAAGTAATCGAAAATAATCCTGAGGAAAATCAATGACTTATATCTATAACTTGTTAGAGATAGAAAAAGAGGGGGTAGGGTGCTTAAATTTTGTGCAATATGTAACACATTTTTATACAGAAGTACCCCCCGGTAATTGCGTATTTTCACTGGGGTAGGGGGGTATATTTTTTGAGAACATTAAAGGACGTCACTATGGAGATTGCTTGGGTGCAGTCGAAGATAGATTCCTTTAGATCTCTCCTAGCCTTCCTAGAGGATGAGAGAGATTTGTTGTTGGAGAAGGAAGAAGCAGAAAGAGCATTAGCAGAAATGGTAACTAAACGGACAATTGAAAAGGCAAGGAAAAATGATTGAGACTTATGTAAACGAAACTGATGGGCTTGTTGACCCAATTGATGGTGTCAAGATTATGCATTTAATATCAGACATGCCTGAATCCCCAACTAACGAGCAATTATATAATTTTGCTCTTAAAGCCATTGAGGTAGCCAAAAATGATTGAGAGCATTGTTAAGCCACAGCGCTTAGATAACGATATAGCGGTAGTGAAGATTCTCCAGCTCATGGGGCAACTCACGCCATCGGATATTAAGTATGTTCTATCCCTATGTAATAAGATACATTCCCATATTGAGTTAGAAAACCGTATCGTTAAATCTCATTGGGTTGCGGGCGAAACAGGTTCTAGTGATGTTAACTGGGAATCGCACCTGTGAGAAAAGATGTCTTTTATCTGATTGGTACGATAGTGGTTGCTTACATTATCCTATTTGTCATCCTATGACAGAAAAGCAACAATACATCTATTCGATTATTGACTCCTGGTGGAGACGGTATGGCTTTGCTCCGTCTATCCAGAACATTATGGATATTACGGGCGATAAGTCTAAAGGCAATATCCATCGAATCATTAACCGACTGGTTGAATTGGGACACTGTAAGAAACTACCCAACACGGCACGTTCTGTGCGACCCTCCTACATACGGATCAGAAAAGCAGAATGAACCTTAAAGAGATCGTAGAGAAGATGCCGTTAACGGAGCGGGAAGCTTTTTACGAGGCTGCCGAAGTGTACGTTAACTCAATGAAGCGGGAGAAGGCTCAAATAGACTTTATGAGCTTTGTTCACGAAATGTGGCCCGGATTCATCAACGGCGCCCACCATAAGCTGATGGCGAAGAAGTTCGAAGACATCGCTAACGGGAAGTTAAAGCGCCTGATTATCAACATGCCCCCACGCCATACGAAGTCTGAGTTCGGCTCCTATATGTTACCGGCATGGTTTTTGGGGCGGGACCCGAGCAAGAAGATTATCCAATGTTCTAATACAGCGGAGCTGGCGGTAGGCTTTGGACGTAAAGTACGTAACCTAGTAGGAAGCGAACAATATGCAAAGATTTTCCCTAACGTTAATTTGCGCTCTGATTCTAAAGCAGCAGGACGCTGGAGCACTAATGCTAATGGTGAGTATTTTGCTATCGGTGTGGGCGGTACTGTTACTGGTAAAGGTGCTGACCTGCTTATTATCGACGACCCCCATTCAGAGCAAGAAGCCGCTATCGCATCCACCAATCCCGAAGTCTACGACAAAGTCTACGAGTGGTACTCCTCAGGACCTCGCCAGCGTTTACAACCGGGAGGGGCGATTATTGTAATTATGACCCGTTGGAGTAAAAAGGATCTAACAGGTCGAATCCTAAAGTCGGCAGTAGAGAAGGACGGTGATGAGTGGGACATCATCGAACTTCCGGCGATTCTCCCATCTGGTAAATCTTTGTGGCCCGAATTTTGGGACATCAAAGAACTAGAGGTATTGCGGGAGGAATTGCCTGTAAGTAAGTGGAATGCCCAGTACCAACAGGCACCGACCTCCGAAGAAGGAGCGCTGATTAAGCGGGAGTGGTGGAAGTCTTGGGAAGAAGATACTCCGCCTCGGTGTGAGTTTGTCATTCAGTCATGGGATACCGCCTTTACTAAGAATGAGCGTTCGGACTATTCAGCCTGCACGACATGGGGCGTCTTTTACCTCAACGAAGATGAAATGCAACCCAACGTCATTTTATTGGATGCCTTTAAAGCCCGTCTTGAGTTTCCTGAGCTAAAAGATAAAGCATTCAATATGTATAAAGAGTGGGAACCCGATGCGTTTATCGTGGAAGGAAAAGCTTCAGGAATGCCGCTAATCTTTGAATTACGCCGTATGGGGATTCCCGTATCAGAGTTTACACCTACTCGGGGCAATGATAAGATCGCCAGATTGAATTCAATATCAGATTTATTTGCTTCAGGCAAGGTATGGGCACCACCAAGAAGATGGGCTGATGAGGTTATAGAAGAGATGGCATCCTTTCCTAATTCAGACCACGATGACTTAGTGGACTCTAGTACACAGGCGTTAATACGATTTAGGCAGGGCGGGTTTCTCAGATTAGATACTGATGAGCCTGATGAAATAAAGCAATTTAAAAGCAGACGTAACTCAGGTTACTACTAAGGATAAACTATGGCAATAGATAAAGCGCTGTATCAGGCACCAATTGGAATCGACGAAGCAGCAGAAAACGAAACCCCAATTGAGATTGAGATTGAGAATCCAGAGTCCGTAAAGATCGGGATTGATGGATTAGAAGTAATCTTGGAGCCTGAGGAGGAATCCGAAGACGACTTTAATGCCAACCTTGCTGAATATGTAAACGACGGTGAACTTGCCCAATTAGCGGGCGACCTCTTGGGCGACTTTGAAGCGGACGTTGCTTCCCGCCGTGACTGGATCCAAACCTATGTGGATGGTTTAGATTTACTCGGATTAAAGATCGAAGAGCGTGCAGAACCTTGGGAAGGTGCTTGCGGTGTTTACCATCCATTAATGTCTGAGGCTTTGGTTAAGTTCCAAGCCGAAACAATGATGTCTATCTTCCCAGCAGCAGGTCCAGTAAGAACCGTGATTATCGGTAAAGAGACTCCAGAGAAAAAAGATTCTGCTAGACGTGTTGAAGAAGACATGAACTACCAGTTAACCGAGACGATGCCTGAATACCGCCCAGAGACTGAGCGTATGTTATGGGGCTTGGGTTTAGCTGGTAACGCATTTAAGAAAGTCTACTACGATCCAAGCTTAGGTCGTCAAGTAGCAATGTTTATTCCTGCTGAAGATATGGTTGTGCCTTACGGTGCATCTGACCTAGCCTCTTCCCCACGGGTAACCCACGTGATGCGTAAGACCGAGAATGAACTGCGCAAACTACAGGTTAGCGGATTCTACCGTGATATTGACCTGGGCGATCCTATCCAGTCTTTGGATGAAGTGGAAAAGAAAATTGCCGAGCGTTTAGGCTTTAGAGCAACTACAGATGACCGCTATAAGATTCTAGAGATGCACGTTGACCTAGATCTTCCGGGTTTTGAGGATGTGGATGAGAATGGTGAAGAGACAGGTATCGCTCTTCCTTATGTAGTAACCATCGAAAAGGGTACACAAAACATTTTAGCGATCCGTCGCAATTGGGAGCCAGATGACAAGAAACAACAAAAACGCCAGCACTTCGTTCATTACGGTTATATTCCGGGCTTTGGTTTCTATTCTTTTGGCCTCATTCATCTTATCGGTGCTTATGCTAAGTCTGGTACTTCTATCATCCGGCAGTTGGTTGACGCTGGGACACTTTCAAACTTGCCAGGTGGCTTTAAGACCCGTGGGTTGCGAGTCAAAGGCGACGACACACCAATAGCCCCAGGTGAATGGCGTGACGTGGACGTTCCTTCTGGAGCGATGCGTGACAACATTATGCCGTTGCCATACAAAGAGCCAAGCCAAGTATTGGCTGGACTTATGGATAAGATTATTGAAGAAGGTCGCCGCTTTGCTAACACAGCGGATCTAAACCTTTCCGATATGTCTGCTAATGCCCCAGTAGGTACAACGCTTGCCATTTTAGAGCGCACCTTAAAAGTAATGAGCGCAGTACAAGCCCGTATTCACTTTAGCTTAAAACAGGAGTTAAAACTCCTCAAACACATTATTGCTGAATACACTCCTGAGGAATATTCATATGAGCCAGATGAAGGTAGTCGGACAGCGAAAAAGTCTGATTATGACAATGTTGATGTCATCCCCGTTTCGGATCCCAATGCGTCTACGATGGCGCAAAAGATTGTCCAATACCAAGCGGTATTACAGCTCGCTCAGGGATCGCCACAGCTCTTTAATATGCCGCTCCTCTATCGCCAGATGCTCGACGTACTGGGGATTAAGAATGCGCAGAAACTCGTTCCGATGGAAGAAGACCAGAAGCCGACCGATCCCGTTACGGAGAATCAGAACGTCTTGATGGGTAAACCAGTCAAGGCTTTTGCTTACCAAAACCATCAAGCGCACATCCAAGTGCATATGTCAGCCATGCAAGATCCTAAGATTATGCAATTATTGCAAAATAATCCGATGGCTCCGCAGTTACAAGCTGCAATGCAAGCGCATATTAACGAACATTTGGGCTTTGAGTACCGTGTTCAGATTGAAAAACAGCTTGGATTTAACTTGCCACCTCAACACGATGAGTCTGGCGAAGAGATTCCAATGAATCCAGAAGTAGAATCCCGCTTAGCGCCGCTATTGGCACAGGCTTCACAGCAATTATTAGCTGGAAATCAAGCTCAAGTAGCCCAACAAAAGGCTCAACAGCAGGCACAAGACCCAATTGTGCAGATGCAACAGCAAGAATTGCAGATTAAGCAGCAAGAACAGCAACGTAAGGTCCAAAAAGACCAGATGGATATGCAAATTGAGCAACAACGCCTGCAAATTGAGCGTGAGCGCATCGCTGCTATGCAACAAACTGCTACAAAACAGCAGGGAATTGGCTTAATGGAGAAGGCTTTGGAGTTAAAAGCCCACCAACAAGCTGAAGGAAACCGATTGGGAGTGGATGTCCTAAGAGACGCTATGGATATTTCCCATGATGTGCGTAAAACACACAAAGAAACAGCAGTAAAAACAGCCCATAAGACGATGGATATGCTGCACGAACAGCGTGGGCGAAAGATGGATCACGAAGTAGATTTAATGAAGCACTTGACTCCTACGGAGACGCCAGTGGAGCAAACACCTAAAGGAGAATGATGGATTACTTAGAATATTTGTTGAAAGAATTCAACGAACGGATTGAATTCTTATCGGGCGGACTAGCCCAAGGAAATATCCCAACAATTGAAGAGTATAGATACGTCTGTGGTCAGATTCGAGGTCTCGAGGCTGCAGGCGGAATAATTAAAGACCTCAAACAACGATTGGAGAACTCGGACGATGACCAGTAAAAAGCTCATTGATGCTATGTATTATGAGCAAAATAAAGAATCCCTAAATGCTAGAAAAGCAATTAGGTATGCTGAAAATCGTGAAAAAATTCGTGCTAGACAAGCAGAATATTACCAAAAGAACAAAGCTTTATTTGCAAAAAAAGTAGCAAAACGACACGCTGCTAAATTAAATAGAACACCTAGTTGGCTAACAAAAGCTCACTATGCAGAGATCGATGGTTTTTATGATTTCTGCCAAATATTTAATACCTACATACATGACAAAAAAAGTAAGTTTGAGGTAGACCATATTATCCCTTTACAGGGAAAACAAGTTTCTGGGCTACATACCCCGGAAAATCTGCAAATATTATCTTGCAGAGAAAACGTAGTAAAACGCAACACCTTTAATCCAGATGTATATCCTAGACAAGGAGATTTATCAGAATGAATGAAGTTAACCTTAGCCAAGCAGTAGACTTAGCTGCAATTATGGCTAAAACAGCGGAAGAAAGAGCAAAACAGCTCCCAATCCCGCAAGGATATCGCATTTTATGTGCTATCCCTGAAGCTGAAAAGGAGTTTGACAGTGGACTTCTAAAAGCTGACGAAACCCTTAGAAATGACGAAATTTTAACAACCGTTCTGTTTGTGGTCGACTTAGGCCCAGATTGCTACGCTGATAAGGATCGTTTTCCTAATGGCCCATGGTGCAAAAAGGGTGACTTTATCCTTGTGCGCCCAAATGCAGGAACCCGCTTGGTAATCCATGACCGTGAATTCAGAATCATAAACGACGATTCTGTAGAAGCAGTCGTGCAGGACCCACGTGGAATTAAACGTAAATTTATTTAAGGAGGCGGACGATGCCTAGTTTTAAAGAAGATGAATTTAAGTTTCCAGATGAAGCGCCAGTTGCTGAAGTAGAAGCAGAAGGCTCTGAGCTGGAGATTGAAATTGAAGACGATACACCAGAGATAGATCGTGGACGTGTTCCAGCCGATCCAGAGAAAGTTAAGGCCTTAGAAGTTGAGGTTAACGAACTCGACAAATATAGCCAAGAAGCAAAGGACAAGATGATCCAGATGAAGCGTGTCTGGAACGACGAGCGCCGTGCTAAAGAACAGGCTCAACGTGAGCAACAGGCTGCCTTAGATGCTGCTCAACGCCTATATGAAGAGAACAAGCGTATTAAAAGTATGCTTAATGCAGGCGGAAAAGAGTACAAAGAGGCTATTACAGACTCTACCAGCATGAAATTGGCACTAGCTAAAGAAGCCTATAAACAGGCTTATGAGGCTGGCGATACCGACAAGATGATGGAAGCTCAGCAAAAGGTCACAGAAGCTACCTTAGCTTTAGACCGTGCGCAGCGTTTTCAAGCACCAGCTTTACAGGTTGAAGAATTTCCTGTACAAAGCATACAACAGACTCAAGTTGCACCACGCCTTGACGATAAGGTGATGGAATGGCAGGAAAAAAATCCTTGGTTCGGACAGGACGAGGAAATGACTGCAGCAGCGTTAGGGCTACACGAAAAGCTCAAGCGCCAAGGTGTGCAAATTGGTTCTGATGATTATTACGCAAAGTTGGACAAGACTATGCGTAAACGGTTTCCAGAAAACTTCGACGATGAAGTAGAAGAAGCTGAAGTAGTACCGACAAAGCAAAAGGCAGACGGTCCAAAAGCAAAGTCGAGCACGGTAGTAGCTCCGGCAACTAGGACGACGGCGCCTAAAAAAGTCAGGTTATCTCAATCGCAAGTAGCAATAGCGAAAAAACTTGGCTTATCCCCAGAGCAGTATGTCCGTGAACTTTTAAAAATGGAGGCCTAACATGGCTGAAAAAAGAATTGACCGTGAAGTAGAAACCCGTGCAACAACCGAGCGCCCTAAACAGTGGGCACCTGCAGAATTGCTACCAGAGCCTGACAAACAGGCGGGTTACGCTTATCGTTGGATACGTGTTTCCACGTTGAACTCGGCTGATCCCCGTAATCTTTCCGCCAAAATGCGTGAAGGTTGGGAGCCAGTAAGACTTGAGGAACAACCAAAATTTCAACTGTTAGCTGATCCCAATAGTCGTTATAAAGACAATATTGAGATTGGCGGGTTATTACTCTGCAAGGCACCTGAAGAGCTTGTTGAACAACGTAATGAATATTACATTAGACAAAGCGACAACCAAACCAATGCAGTTGATAACAATTTAATGCGCCAAAGTGACCCAAGGATGCCTCTCTTTAATGAGCGGAAATCTACGACGACCTTTGGTAAAGGTAGTTAAATTTTAATTTTAGGAGTTTAATAATGGCTTATCCCATCGTTAGTAACCCCTACGGCTTTAAGCCTGTAAACCGTATTGACGGCCTGCCATATGCTGGCGCTATCCGTCAAATCCCAATCGCAAGCAATTACAATACTGCGATTTATAACGGTGACCCAGTTGCTATCGTCGTTGGTGGTACAGTAGCAAAATCATCTACTTCAGGTTCTGAAGTAACTTCTGCAACCATCGCTGGTGTATTTGTTGGTTGTCAATATGTAAACAGCTCAGGTCAGACCGTTGAAGCTCAGTACTATCCTGGTACTTCAGTAACCAACGCAATTGCCTATGTTGTTGACGATCCTATGGCTGCATTCAAAGTAGCAGTTGCCTATGCTAACGGCACAGTTACAACTGTTCAAGAGAACGCAGTTGGTACAAACATGTCCTACTATGTAGGTACAGGTTCTACAACTACTGGTGACAGTGGTGCTTGGGTTACTGCTGCTAGCGGTAACAGTACATCAACCTTACCTTGGCGTGTTATCGCTGTGGTGCCTGATACTAACGTTACTTCCACAACTTTCTGTGAAGTTATCGTTAAGATCAACACACAACAGTATAACAACCCAACTGGTATTACTTTAGCTTAATAGGAGCGTTTAAATGGCTATTTCTCGTGCACAACTACTAAAAGAGTTGCTCCCAGGCCTGAACGCTTTGTTCGGACTTGAGTATGCAAAATATGGTGAAGAACATAAAGAGATCTATGAAACAGAGACCTCTGAGCGTTCCTTCGAAGAAGAAACTAAACTGTCTGGCTTTAGCGCCGCTCCAGTCAAAAACGAAGGCTCTGCCATCGCTTATGACAACGGTCAAGAAGCATGGACTGCTCGTTACAACCATGAAACAATCGCAATGGGCTTCAGCTTAACTGAAGAAGCTATCGAAGATAACTTGTATGACTCTTTGTCAGCTCGTTATACTAAGGCATTGGCTCGTTCTATGGCTTATACCAAGCAAGTTAAGGCTGCTGCAGTATTGAACAACGGCTTCACATCCGGTTATAACGGTGGTGACGGTCAACCTTTGTTCTCTAGTGCTCACCCATTAGTTTCTGGCGGTACAAACAGCAACATCCCATCCACTCCAGCTGACTTAAACGAGACTTCTTTGGAAGCCGCCGTTATTCAAATCAGCTTGTGGACAGATGAGCGTTCACTCTTGATCGCTGCTAAGCCACGTAAATTGGTTGTTCCACCTGCATTACAGTTCGTTGCAACTCGCTTGCTAGAGACTGAATTGCGTGTTGGTACAAACGACAATGACATCAACGCATTGAAGAACAATGGTTCGATTCCAGAAGGTTACGCAATTAACCACTTCTTGACCGACACAAACGCATGGTTCTTGACAACTGATGTTCCAAACGGCATGAAGCACTTCGAGCGTGTTCCTCTCCAGAACTCTATGGACGGCGATTTCGATACTGGTAACGTTCGTTACAAGTCTCGTGAGCGTTATTCATTCGGCTGGTCTGATCCACTCGGAATGTACGGTTCTGCAGGCGCTTAATAAGCACCTCTAGTACAGGAAGCCCCGCTCAAAAAGCGGGGTTTTTCTTTGGGGTTTTCCCTTGCAAATATATTTATTTGTAGTAATATCCTAATAGACCGGGTAAACCGGCTTTCCAGACTGTCCCGGCAGATGCGTACACAACTGGCTAGCTGATCTTTGTACGAAGGACAATTTATTATGACAACAGCAACAACCTCAGCCGTATGGCGTTCAACAGGTGGCGATCAAACTCGCACCGCAGCAGCTGGCTCAATGAGAATGGCAGTGCCTTTCTATGTAGCTAATGCAGCAGCATCAGCAAACGTAGTGGTATCTTCAAGCCTACAAAACAACACAGTTATTCTACCAGCAAACGCAGTAGTAACTAGCATTATTATTAATACAACTGGCACAGGAACAATCGACATGGGCTTTACCCCATTATCTGGCGTAGGTCCTGGTCAAAATACCATAACTGGCACACCAGTTCCAACAGGATTGTTTGTAGCTAAATCTATTGCTGCTCGCTCTTCTACTGGTACTGCTGGTACAGGCGCAGGCAATAGCGTAGGCGCTGTAGCTAACACAACAAACTTGGTTGTGATTACTTCTGCTGCCAACGGTTCCGCATCTGGTAGTTGCTCTGGTTGGATTGAGTACTTTGTTGCTGACTCTAGCGTACAGGCAGTGTAATTAATCTTACGGGTTAGGGTTTTCCCTAGCCCACTTAAATCTTTAGGAGATTAATTATGACAATGCAATATGACGTAAGAGGCTCGCACCTTAGCGGTTCTGGCTTTATGTTTGTTGGGCGTACTCGTTTAAAAAACATAGTTTACCAAGGCAATGGTACTGCCGGTGGTATTGATGTATTTGATACTGCTATAGCGCCAGTTACTACTGGAACTTATGGTCGTTCTGGAACTACCGTTACTGTAACGCAAACTGCCCACGGTTTAACATCAGGTCAAGAAGTTGGAATTACTTTTGCCGCTGTTTCCGCTGTTTCTGCTACTGCTGGTAATTATATTATTACTGTTACAGGCCCTAATACCTTTACAATTACCGATATTAACTCCGGAACAATTGCTACTGGAACGGCTTGCAATTATGTTTCAAATACCAACCCTAATCCAAATGCTAGCACCAATAGATGGATGACTAGTTATAATACTGGTACTGCAGTTCAACCATTCCAAGTATTATTTCAAGGTGAGGGTATGCTAGCAACTAATGGTATTTATGTAGTGGTATCAAACATTACGTATCAAACAGTTCAGTATGGCTAAGAAAAAAAGTGTCTCGCTTGCAGTTGGGCGTGGTGAAAAGTTGCCTGTATCTAAGGGCGCTGGGCTTACCGCCAAGGGTCGTGCTAAGTATAATGCGGCTACTGGCTCTCATTTAAAAGCACCACAGCCTCAAGGCGGAGCAAGAAAGAAGTCGTTCTGTGCAAGGATGTCTGGAATGCCCGGTCCGATGAAAGATGAAAAAGGTCGTCCTACTCGTAAGGCGGCTAGCTTGAAAAGATGGAATTGCAAATGAATGATATTGACCCAATTTCAACAGCTAGGGAGCTAGCTACGCACGCTAACGATATTGAGCATTTACAGGCAGATATGGATAAGATGGTTAATGAGATGAAGGAGATCAAAGAAGCCATCCAAGCTATCCAAAAAACTCTTGCTGAAGCTCATGGCGGTTGGCGATTATTGCTCGGTGTAGGCGGAGCAGCAGCTTTAATTGGCGCTATTATGGCTAATTTGTTTCAAGGATTTTGGAGTAAATAATGCCTAGCAAAAGTAAAGCTCAGCATAATTTAATGGAAGCTGTAGCTCATAGCAAAAAGTTTGCTAAGAAAGTTGGTATACCGCAAAGTGTAGGAAAAGATTTTGCGGAAGCTGATAAGGGTAGGAAGTTTGGTTTAGGCGGTAATGTTAATATAACCCGTGGCGGTCAGGGAATGATTAACAAGCAGGAAACTCGGCGTGGAAGTACTTTGGGATATCAAAAAAGTGCCCCAAATACTAATTTAAACAAATTTGTAGGTAAAAAGGAAGGTGGCATTATGAAATACGATAAGACTCCTAAAGCAGGATCAATGTCTAAAGAAGTAGAAGCTGGTTCAAACAAGCTTTTAAAATTTGGTGAAAGCGCTGTACAAAAGCGTGGTCATACTAAAGGCAAGAACCTTGGCGATACAGGCCCAATCAAAGGCATTATGAGTGGCGCTAAGAAAATGGCTAAAGGTGGTACGGCATCTGCACGTGCTGACGGTTGTGCTGAGCGTGGCAAAACCAAAGGCACACAAGTAATGATGAAAAAAGGCGGTAAGTGCTAATCATGCCTTATACAGAAACCGGTAAGGAAAAGCAAAAGCGAGAAGCCTATGAGAAAGCCAATAAAGAACGTGGCATTCGTCAAGAAGCAGAACGTGATTACAAAATGTTTGGTACAACTGAGCAGAATATCCCCAATGTCAATCCAATGGGCGACGTTGTTACTCCAAACGCAACTGGCATGAAAAAAGGCGGAAAAGTTATGGAACACAAACATCATATGGAGCACGTTAAGAAACACTCTGCTGGTCATAAGCACGAGCAAGAGAAGGTTTCTACACACTCTGCTGGTCACAAAATGCATCACGAGCATGTCAAAAAGATGTGTTACGGTGGTAAGACAAAATGAGACCGTCTCGTGGCATGGGGGATATTAACCCCTCTAAAATGGGAAAGCCAAAGATTAAAGCTCGCCGTGATGATACAGACTTCACAGAATACGCTAAAGGCGGCGAGGTTTGGAATAAGCCACGCCCTAAAGGTTTAGGTAAACCTAAGGCGCTGACACCAGAAAAGAAAGCTAAAGCCAAAGCAATGGCTAAAGCAGCTGGCAGGCCTTACCCAAATTTAGTCGATAACATCAGAGCAGCGAGGAAAAAATAATGGCAACTAAAAACTGGATTGCTGGAGCTATTAAGAAGCCAGGAGCATTACGCAAAGAACTGGGCGTTAAAGAAGGAAAGACTATTCCTGCTAAGAAGCTAGCTGCGGCGGCTAAAAAGCCAGGAAAGATTGGTCAACGTGCTCGTTTGGCTGAGACTTTAAAAGGAATGAAAAAGAAATGAAATTCTCATTTAGCGCATTATTCTCTTTATTTAAAAAGCCTGAGCTAGAGATTTCTTTTGACCCAAAGGAAACAGCTCCTTGGCCTTTCCCTGTTCCTGCAGAAAAGCGTCCACAGGTAAAAAAGGCTACTACTCGTACAGCTAAAAAGCCTGCAGTTAAGAAAGCTGTTGCTAAAAAAGCTACAACTGTTGCTAAAAAGAAAACAAAAAAGGCTGACTAATGTCTACTTTTGCTTATATACATTGCAAACCAGATGGAACTCCCTTTTATGTAGGTAAAGGAGTATTGCGTCGTGCAAAGTATTTAGGCGAGCGTAATCCATATCATAAAGCAGTAGTTACTAAATATGGAAAAGAAAACATTCTTATTGGAAAGCTAGAATGCTCTTCAGACGATATTGCATTTGAGCTGGAAAAAGGACTAATTAAGTGTCTAAAAGATTCTGGACTAAAGCTGACTAATTTTACTGATGGTGGAGAAGGTGGAGTTAATCCAATTCCTGAAACACGTCAACGATTATCTGAGGCTGCCAAAAAACGTGGTGTTTCTAAAGCATGTCAAGAAGCTAAAGTTAAAGCTTTAAAAGGAAAAAGTTTATCTAATGAACATAAAGAAAAACTTAAAAAAGCTCAAACTGGTAAAATATTTACTGAAGAACACCGCAAGAATATAAGTATTTCAGCAAAAAAACGGGGCATGGAAGCAGCTCGCATAGGATTAGCATTAAAACGTTTAAATTTAAAGGAAAATAAAGCATGAGTACTAGTGGCACTAATTCCTTTAATTTGGATGTAAACGATATAATTGAAGAAAGTTTTGAGAGGTGTGGTAAAGAGCTTCGCACAGGATATGATCTACGCACCGCTGCTAGATCTTTAAACCTATTGACCATTGAATGGGCAAATAAAGGTATTAATCTTTGGACAGTAGAGCAAAAGCAGTTTGTAATGAATTCTGGTCAGGCTATCTACGCACTTCCTGTAGATACAATTGACATTTTGGATGCCGTAACACGCCAATATAACGGCTACACAACCAATCAAATTGATATTAATTTAAGCAGAATTTCTGAGTCTACATACATAACCATTCCAAACAAGAATGCTACTGGTCGCCCAATTCAAATGTATGTAAACCGTCAGTCTGGGAATATTGCTTCCATTCCGCAAACTACATTAGCCACAACAGGAACCACACCTGTGGTATCTGCTACGGATACAACGATTACTTTAGTTGATGCCTCCGGTCTTCCAACTCAAGGCTTTATTAATATTGATGATGAAACTATTGCATACCAAAATATTGTTGGAAATCAAATTGTTAATGCTTGGCGTGGTCAAAATGGCACAACTGCTGCAGCTCACAATGCTGGCGCCCAAGTATTTGTAAACCAACTGCCTTGTGTAAACGTTTGGCCTACACCAAATACACCTGGAAATCAGTACACTTTTGTTTACTACCGCTTACGCCGCATTCAAGATGCTGGATCTGGAATTAATACTCAAGATATTCCATTCCGCTTTATACCGGCTATGGTAGCTGGATTAGCCTATCACCTTAGCGTTAAGCTAGAGGGTGTAGATCCAAACAGAATTATTGGTTTAAAGCAGGCATATGACGAGACATTCCAATTGGCAGCAGATGAGGATAGAGAAAAGGCATCTTTAAGATTTGTACCGAGAAACCTTTATTACTATAACTAATCATGCCAAGTAAGTACTCGTCAGGTAAGTATGCAATCGCCGAATGTGATCGGTGTGCGCAGCGTTATAAGTTAAAGGAATTACGGATACAGACCTTAAAAACTAAGCCGTATCGGGTAAAGGTATGTAAAACTTGTTGGGATCCAGATCAGCCACAATTACAATTGGGCATGTATCCAGTAAACGATCCACAAGCAGTTTACGAGCCTCGTCCTGATGTTAGCTATTATCAGTCTGGAAATACAGGTTTATTGACTAATTTATATGATCCAAATGTCAATAATGCCGATGAGTATGGATATCCTTTGGATGGTAGTAGGCAGTTTCAATGGGGTTGGAACCCCGTAGGTGGAGCAAGTTACTTTGACCGTGCGCTTACTCCAAATAGCTTGATTCCAGTGATAACAGTAGGTACAGTTACGATACAAACAACATAGGGAGTGGTAAAATGGCAAAGAAGGAAATGAAAGAATCAAAGTCTGAAATGAAAAAAGAGATGGCTGCTGATAAAAAGCAAGACGTCGCTATGATTAAAAAGGCTTTTAAAGAGCACGACAAACAAGAGCATAAAGGTGGCCCAGGCACCAAAATTACCCTTAAAAAGGGTGGTGTAACAGGCAAAGAAATGAAGGCCGTTGGTCGCAACATGGCTCGTGTAATGAACCAAAAATCTTCAGGAAGAGGTCGTTAATATGGCTAAGAATGATTTTCCCAAAACTGAAACTAAGAATGAGTTTAAAGCATTAGGTCATGCACAAGATAATGGCCCTGCTAGCGAATACACTGGTTTCAAATATCCAGTAGGTGGCGGTAATGATATTGGCATTTACAAACAGCCAATGCCAAACCCGCATGCTGCAGCTAAAGATGTAACCGATATTTCTGGTAACCCAATGGATACTTTTAATATTGCAGTTGCTGGCACCAATAAAGGCAATTACAAAGGTACAAATCCAGCTGGCGTTGGAGTAATGCGTGGCTATGGCGCTGCTACTAAAGGTCGCAAAATTAGCGGAAAAATGGGCTAATAATGAATTATTACCAGCTGTTATCTGCAGTACAGGACTATACAGAAAACCAATTTCCAATAACTTACTTGGAGGATGGAACAACTGTATCTTCTGTACAACAGATTAACAGAATGATTGAACAAGCTGAGTTGCGTATTTATAACTCAGTTTTAATTCCATCATTAAGAAAGAATGTGACGGGTGTGCTTACTGCAGCCAATCCCTATTTGTCCTCCCCAAATGACTACCTGTCAACATTTTCTCTTGCTGTAATTGATTCAAGTGGCAACTATACTTACCTCTTAGATAAAGACGTTAACTTTATTCGTCAGTCTTACCCAAACCCAACATACCAAGGTACCCCCCGGTATTACGCTATTTTTGGCCCTCAATACTCTTATCCAAACGAGCTATCGTTTATTATTGGTCCAACACCAGACCAAAACTATAATGTAGAACTGCATTACTATTATTATCCAGTGTCTATTATCCAAAGCGTTGCAGCAACATTGGGAGCAATTACTAATCCAGGGTCTGGATATATTACTGGAATATACAACAATATTCCTGCGACTGGCGGTAGTGGAGATGGCCTTTTATTAAATATAACTACATCTGGCGGAATTGTAACAAGCGCATCTATTTCTTATGGCGGATCTGGATACAATCCAGGAGATGTTATTACAGCCACAATTGGAACCGCTGGAACAGGGTTTTCAACTACCGTTGCAACAGTTAATAATCCAACTGGAACTTCATGGATTGGAGACAATTTTGATACCGTTTTATTGTACGGAACGCTTGTTGAAGCGGCTACCTATATGAAGCAAGAGGCTGATTTGGTCGCCCTTTACACCAATAAATATCAAGAAGCAATGCAGCAGCTTAACCGTCTTGGAACAGGTCTTGAGCGTAGTGATGCTTACAGAAGTGGTCAAGCTAGAATTAAGGTTACTCAATAATGCCTATAGCACAAGGATCTTGCAATATATTTGGTCAAAACTTGCTCAATGGTAACGAGAACTTTACCACTGGCACTTACTATATTGCTCTATACAATGGAAACGCCAATTTGGGCGCTACAACTACGGCCTATACGACGGCAAATGAAGTGGTTGGAACAGGATATACGGCTGGCGGAAAGCCTCTAACTATTACCGTTACCCCTACCGTAAATAACCAGTACAACACGGCTTATATATCGTTTGCTAATGCTGTTTGGAACCCAGCTAGCTTTACGGCTAGGGGTGCCTTAGTATACAATTACAACACAAAAGCGGCTTGTTTTGTGATAAATTTTGGTTCAGACAAGACCTGTAGTAATAGTTTTACAGTGCAGTTCCCAGCAGCGACCAGTACGTCTGCTATTTTATCAATTAGTAGTTATACAAGCGCTAATATTATTAGTTCTGGTGATTAAGGAGTTTTTATGAGCAATGAAAAAGCAATATTTGGAGACAGCGTAGAAGCGACTGTTATCCGTGGCGCTGGTGCAACCGAATTGGTTGGCTTAGAAGGCGTTTACACAGCTGAGTGCTACGATGCACAAGGTAATTTAAAGTGGACAGATGTTATTGAGAACTTGACCACTAACGTAGGCCGTCAAAGCCTTTTGAATTCATACTTTGGTAACACCGGTGGTGGCGCTATTGTTATGGGTTTAATGGGTACAGGCTCTCCAGCTTATACAGATACACAAGCATCACATAGTGGTTGGTTAGAAGTTGGTGGCGCTAATGCTCCTACATACTCTGGTACACGTAAGACTCCAACATTTAGTGCTGCTACTTCAGCAAACCCATCCGTATTAACTACAAGTGCGGCTGTTGTGTTTAGTATGACTAGTTCTGGTACTGTTGCTGGTGCATTTATTAACGTGGGTGGTTCTGCTACTCAAGATAATACAACTGGCGTACTGTTCAGTGCTGGTGACTTTACTGGCGGCTCTAAAACAGTTTCTTCTGGCGATACTATTAACGTTACTTACACACTATCTGCTGCTGGTTAATAGGGAGCTTTAAATGGCTCTCGTTCTTAAAGATAGGGTTCTAGAAACCGCAACATCCCCCGGTACCGGTACAGTATCGTTGCAGGGGGCTGCCACTGGATATCAATCGTTTAGTTCTGCGATTGGTAATGGAAACACTTGCTACTACACTATTGCTGACCAGAGCGGTTCAAACTGGGAAGTGGGTATTGGCACGTATTCAACTTCAGGAAACACGCTTACTAGAACCACAGTACTATCTTCATCTAATGCTGGGTCTACAGTTAATTTCTCAATTGGTGTACAAAACGTATGGGTAGATTATCCATCTGAGAAGTCGGTTAATTTAGATGCTTCTGGAAACGTATCACCATTAGGCACGATTGCATCAGGCGTTTGGAACGGTACAGCAATTACTACTGCGTATGGCGGTACAGGTCTTACATCATTTACTTCTGGCGGTGCGGTATATGCAACTAGCACATCTGCTCTAACTACAGGAACTTTACCTGTTGCTTCTGGTGGTACAGGAACAACTACTTCTACTGGTTCTGGTTCAGTTGTTTTAAGCACAAGCCCAACACTTGTTACTCCCAATTTAGGAACACCGTCTTCATTAACGCTTACTAATGCTACTGGTCTTTCTTTAACCACTGGCGTAACTGGGACACTGCCTATTGCTAACGGTGGTACAAATACTACTGCTACGCCTACAGCTGGCGGTGTTGCTTATGGCACAGGCACTGCTTATGCAGTTACCACTGCAGGTACATCTGGTTATATTTTAACTTCTGGTGGCGCAAGCGCTCCTACATGGACATCTACTACTGGCTCTGGTTCTGTAGTATTAAACACATCACCAACTTTAGTTACACCAGCATTAGGCGTGGCAACAGCTACTAGCTTAAGCTCTGGTACTTTAACAGCAACAAATAGTACCTCTGCTACATCTACAACGGGCGCAATCTCTTACGGTACAAATAACTTTAGTGACGTTAACGTATTAGCTAACTTTACTACCAATCAGAATCAATACGCCCAAGTAACAGTACAAAACACTAACAGTGGAAGTCAAGCGTCAGCTGAGTTTATTGCCTATAACAATAACGGAACAGCTTCAACTAACTTTGCTACGATGGGTATTAACTCATCTGGATACACAGGTACTGGCGCTATTAATGCTCCAAACTACGCTTACTTTATTTCTGGTAGCTCAGATATTGTTGTTGGAACCATTAGTGGAAATAGTATTCACTTTGTAACCAATAGTGCCGCTACAGACGCTATAACGATTAACTCAAACAATGCTGTAGCATTTAATGGTTCTTACGGCTCTTCGGGGCAAGTATTAACTTCTGGCGGCTCTTCAGGAACTCCCGCTTGGATTAACCAATCATCAATTGCGGCTGGCTCTGCAACTACAGCAGGTAGCGTCACTAATAGCGTAACTTTTAATAATGGCGGTGCTGGTTCTGTATCTGGCGCAACATTTAATGGTAGCTCTGCCCTTACTGTTTCTTATAATACTGTTGGCGCACCATCTACATCCGGTACTGGCGCTTCTGGGACTTGGAGCATTAACGTCACAGGTAGTGCTGGCTCTGCAACAACAGCAACCACAGCAACAAACTTAGCTGGCGGTGCAGCTAGTCAGATTCCATATCAAACAGGCTCAGGTGCTACAGCATTTATTGCTAATGGTACAAGCGGACAAGTATTAACTTCTAATGGTGCATCTGCACCAACATGGCAGCCCGTATCAGTTTCTGTGGGGCCAATTAACCAAAACTTAACCACGGTATCATCTAACCAAACTATTCCAAGCGGTCAAAATGGATTCTCTGTTGGCCCAATGACAATCAATAGCGGTATAACTGTAACTGTAACAAGCGGTCAACGATGGGTGGTAATTTAATATGACAATTATTGTTAATGGCTCTAACACCCCTACGGCTGGTGCAGTAGGTTATGGTGATGGTACAAA